TTGCATCTAATTGTAAGTACTTCAAAGCGGATGTGTCAACCTCAGGGTTGTCTATAAATACTTCACCCTCTTTGATAAGTTCTTTTTTTATACCAGTACATCCAACCTTGCCCGACTCATCAAAGTACTTGCAATAGAATCTGCAGTAACTTTGATCGCGCTCTGGCTCTGGTGCTACTGCGCTCTCTCTAATAGCAGCAAGCCAATTAAGAGCTTCCTCTGCTAACTTTGGATCATAAGGTTCACTATGTACTTTAACATCTCGTTCATCACCATCGCGGGCTATGGCTACTAGGTTAACAGTTCTGGGCTTCCCCTTCCCAGACTTGTCAAGTAAGTAGCCATAAACCTGCACTTGCCATCGCTGTTGTAGCGTTGGAAAGTAGGATAGATTTTTTACCTTAACGGTTTTCCAATCTATCACATCTCCTGTTTCTGGTATATATAAATCAATATGGGCTTTCATCCCATTGTATTCCACCTCTGTCTCAACCAAATACTTCTCACCTTTTGGATCAAGAATAGAAATAGATTTCTCTATCTCAGCGTGGATAGCGGTACCCATAATGGCAGCTAACTTTAATTCATTATCATTAGTTGCTTCTCTACCATTAATACGATACCAAACTTTTCTTCTGCATCCACCTAACTCTGATGGACCTACCTGTGTCTGTTTTGATCTAGCCCTACCAGCATCTTTAGCCCGTAGTACATCAATCAATAACTGTTTCGGATCGCTCATAATCCCCACTTAATAAAATGTTCTAGAATAAACTTATACATTTCTAAGTCTAATAGATACCACTGTAATTGCCAATATATCTCTCTCATTAACCCTTCCTTATTTTGTAAACTGTGTCTTGATATTTGCTACTCCACCGCACCAGACGTTATATTGTATCGCAATATTGATTGCCTTCTTTGCAGCACTCGCAGCTTTAGCGTGTGTTTTAGTTTCACTACCTAGTGCTACCAACGCACCCAGTGCTAAACCACCACCTGAACCTATACCGTAGAGACCTCTATCATCCCGCATATAACCGTAATCATCGCTAACCTGGTATAACTTACCGTTAAAACAAATTAACGCATCCCAACCAGCATCATCATCATTCTTACCTTTAGGTGCAGGATCATAACCAGCATCGGTTAATGCTTGTTTAATAGATGGTAAAACTCTAATCATTAAGAAACGATCTGGGTCTTGAGATTTAATTACTTTTGGCGGTTGCCATAAGTTATTTAATATATCTCCAGCAGAAGCATCACCTGCTACTGCAATTAAATATTCATTGACCTTAACTATCTTGTCATAACCTTTTGCAATGTAAGGTTTATCGGTGTAAGTGGTCATTGAATCTGAGGCTATTACAGCCCAACCTTTACCTTGAATACCAACTATTGCTGTCAAGTTAGCTCCGTTTCCCTTGAATAAATAGTAGCAGAATATACTGACGACACGCCGTAATGCTAGAGATCTAGTTACCGGAGGAATAATTGGTTATACTATGAGCCGTAAGGCGAATTGATAAGGGTAGCGGCGCTCTGTGCGCCGCCCTATAGAAGCCATAGAATGATACGTCTACCAAGGCTGCGGAAAAATAAAGAGAACCTTCCGCCTAAGTTTGGCACCGACCTACGGTCTCTAGGTCCACTACACACCTGTCCTTGTGGTTCAAAAGTATTTTCTATTTTAGCTACCTTTGATAACTATGAGATCTCCTGGTATATGTTAGATGCAACTTGTGTTAATTGCGGTAACTTAGTAACTGTACCTTGTCCGGTAGATGATCCAAGTAGAGAACATTAGGGCATAAAAAAAGAAGGCCACCCTTTCGGGTGGCCCTGTATAGCCTCGCAGTAAAGTTACTTTGAACCTAGACCGTATTCTTTCTCGGTCTTGTCAGCCCATTTTGCTAATGGACCTGCGATACTTCCAATCAATATTGCGTACTCTGGCGTAAGATCAGCAGCCAGTGCTAATCCCATTGTTACTGCTGAAGCTAATACTGCTCTAAGATAAGACTTAACTGCAGCTTTAGTCTTCTTGCTCTTTAACCTAGCGATTAGATCTTTCATTTATTTCTCCTGTTTCTTTTTAGGTAATGGTCTAGGAAGCCTTAACTTCTTAGGTATCTTACCCATCCAACTAAACCAGTTGGAATCATCGTTAGCATACTTATCCTTTATAGAAATATGTAGATGCTTATTGTGGGGATTACTACCGGTATAATCTCTTTCACCATCTTCTTGATTCCAAATCTTACCTTTAAATATTAAATACTTAACCCTGCGATCTGACTGTAATCTTTCGTAGATATCTTTACAATCAACACCATTAGCTGGATCGTGAGTTAAATCTGCTGCTAACCCTGTATTGTGATCTGAGTTAGGACTTTGTTTAATGTGTGCCAATGAAGGCAAGAGTCCGTCTGAGGCTTTCTTGCGCTTGGGCCACAGGGCTGTCGCTTGTCTTAGAACTGCTATTGCAGCAGGTGTCGCTCTCTTCACAACAAGTTTCATTATCAGATTCCTTATTCATCTATGCCATTCCGTGCTTGTTTAGTAATAGGTGTAATGCTTTAATCTTATCTGGTCTAAAGCCTGACCAATGAAAGGTACCATAGGTAACAACAGGTGCTTGTTTATAACCTAACTTACCAATCCTATCGGAAGCTTCTTTATCTTCACTCATATCTACCGTTGAATATTCCACACTGTGTCTATCTAAATATTTCTTAGTCATATCACACTGCACACACTCTGGTAATGTGTAAACTATTACATCCATTCTTGCCCCCTTAGCCTTTTCTGATAAGTATACTGATTATTTCCTCCACTTGTCTTTCTAATCGGTCAACCGAGTCGCGTACACTAGAGCCTCCATTGGGGCGAAGTTCTGATAGGTAGTGCTTTACAAGGTGACGAACACCTATTGCTACTGAGCCGATAAGGGTTGTGATAGATACGGCTAGGGCAGCCCAGTCACCAGGAGTCATAAGTTATACCAATCTAATAGTTGCGATTAAGATTCCGCCATATCCGGAGAATCTTCTATCGCTTGGGGTTTTGTTTATAAAATCAAGTTCTTCAATTAATCCAATATACGATTCACCAGTTCTAAAGTCTTCAACTCTGACAGTATCGCCAGCGTTTTCCACAGCCTCTAGCTGAGTCATACGGTCATATGCTGACCCTTCATATCCTACTTCTACACCAAGGTTGTCGCTCTCGTGGTCATAGCAGAATAGCGGATATTGAATTAATCTTTGACGAGGCACTGCTGGCAGTGACTTCAATTGGTATCCAGTAAATAGTGGACCCTTACTTGTATCAGTAGATGATCTAGTTATAGTAAATTTAAAAGCAAGATACTCTTGTGCTCCAACAGGATAAGGCACGCCTATCTCCTGCACTGTATCACCCTGTGCAAAAGAGCCAATATTGTATTCAGTATTCTCTGAATCAACAGATTTGATACTGAGGCTACCATCTGTAGTATCTATTCTAGGATTTAATAATTTAAATAACTTACCTTCTAAGGTATTGTAACGAATAAAGCCAGTCTTTAAATAACCAGACTCAACTTTGACGGAGTTAGATTCAATCCATACGCCATCACCTGGCACACCAAAAGCTACTCTATCGGTAGAACCAAGAAATGCTACTGAGTTACTAACAGTAGTTTCACCGGATGCGTAATTATCCCAAGCAAAAGGAAAGATAAGAGTATTAGCAACTACCGGTTGCGATAGATCAATACGAACTAATCCACTCTCACTGCCTTGTTTAGTGGATACATAAGCAAATTTATCTTTAAAGGTAACATCTGTACACTCAGATTCAAATAGTAAAGGTCCATAAGACACATCACCATTAGCATCTATAACACCAACTCTAGTACCTTTATTAGTACATAACACTGCATAGGCACCAAGGTAGGTATCAAAGGTATTGATGATCTCACCCTCTGGCAGATCTATAATTACTGAAGGCACACTTAGTGTTGGAAAACCTAAGCTATTAGCATTATCTAAATCCAAAGTCATCTTATAAATAGATGAGTTTTTACGGCTATATCCGCCTATATAAATAGCGTTAGGACCTTCTGAAATTGTAGTCCAAGTCCAGTCTGTTTGTGGGTGGGTGTAATGCTCAGTAGGTAATGCACCACCGCTAGTATGGGTAGGACTTAATTCATAAATTTTATTATTAATAGAGGCTATTACGCGTTGCTTAACATATCTAATTCTAGCACTGGTTGTAGATGCAGCATTATAAATTTCAGTACTACTACCAGATGTGATATTACCACGATGAACGTGGGTACCATTAATAAACCAGTATCTAATACCATCAGTAGTTAGATCAAAAATTGTAGATGGAGTTCCTGCTTGGGTATAGGTAGATGATGTGGGAGTATCGCCACTCATTGTAATTTTCTTTAATGCACTGCCATCTGCTACAACTAAACAATCATTAGTGCCATCATTAGCACCAATAATAATTGGGGTATTAGCACTAGTTAAAGCTCTTACTGTTGTATTAAGTAGGGTAACTTGTCCCTTAGTCCAGACATCACAACCTTTAGATTCGGTGTATTGAAAACGAAGCGACTCATCTTGAGCAGGTTCAAAGTATTTAATACCAGCGCCAAGGTGGAATGTTGATTGCGATCTAAACCACCAACCAGTAAGTGATTGCTCACCTGCTTCTCTGGTCTGGTCATACTGTTGTTTACGGTATTGGGCAGTTACTCTACGATAAGGTGAGTCATCAGTTGCTCCGATAAAGAATGGCAAGCCAGCAATAGCCATATCATAATTAACACCGGTAGCTGAATAATTGGTAGCACCTGCGGGATTAGAAAGTACGTAGGGTATACCTTCGGTTATATCATCGCCAAATGGCATTACTCAACCTCCAAATAGAAAACCCCGCACAATGGCGGGGTTATATAAACTTAAATTAAATTAAAGAGCTGTTGCTTCTACTTCAACCCAAGAGGTTGATGCCTCATCCCAACTGTAACGCTTTCCATCAGTTGGCATAGGTGTTGGTGCTTCCCACAGATAAGTATCTGAGTTCTTTGTCCAAGAAGGATATGGTTGTGGGGCTGCAAAGCCTGTTCCATCCCAAGTGTATCCAATACCTGCATAGTTTTTATGTAGAGGTCTGCCCTCTGGATGTTGATTACCTTTTGTATTGTATGAAGTCTGAACCCAAGTACCACCTAGGTTAGCCTCACACCATTCTCTAGTGTCAGCGACAATAACTTGTGTCACCACACCGTCTTCCACTTTAGCGTAATGCGACATTTTTTCTCCATTCTGTTATAAATTTTGCTTTTTTAGTTATATTACATTTTAAACATAACGTCATTATATTCCCTATTGAATGACTTCCGCCTCTACTTAAGGGAATTATATGATCAATACTTTGATTCTCTATTGATCCACAATTAAAACAAGGAGAATTGTATATCTTTTTTAATTCTTTATCTAAGATAATATAATTTTTTCCTTGAATTATTCTATTTCTAATAGACTGTCTTGCATTTCTAGATGGTCTATATTTTTCTTTATTTTTTATTCTACATCTACGTTCAATTTCTAATCTTAAAGAATGATTATTTTTACGATAAAGTTTTGCCTTTTTAATTGCTTCATCTTTAATTTTTTGATAACGTATTTTACTTCGCTCTGTTTCACAAAGTCTACATCTAGAAGAAAGACCAGATTTAGTTAAATTAGAAAGTGCAAAAACAGAATCAGGTTTAGCCTGATTACATTTTGTGCAAACTTTCATATTACTTATCTTCTCCGTAGAGAACTGTTGAGTTTACTAACTTTACATCTCGTTTTGTAACTATTCCGCCTTTTTCATCTAGCTGATTCTTAGCGGTTGTTTCATCATCGGCTATGATATGAACTAACATTAATACTTCATAACTGAAGCATTGAGTTTTCTTTGTGTCTTTGATTTTTGTTACATTGTCTTTTGACATATTACCCCTTTGTTAGATTGCATATCTTACTATAACGATACCTGAACCGCCTGCAGCGCCACCTGCCGGCTCACTTCCACCGCCTCCACCGCCACCGCCAGTATTAATAGTTCCAGCGCTTCCACTAACACCAACACCACCACCTGCTCCACCGCCTCCTGCTCCACCATTACCACCGCCATTATTTCCACCACCACCGCCACCGCCACCAGCGTAAGTAACTGATGAACCAGTTATGGAAACTGCGACACCAGCGCCACCATTACCACCTTTATCAGTACTAGTAAAGTTTGCGCCTACTGCACCTGCACCACCACCGCCGCCAGCATTAGAAATGGCCGGACCTGCACTGCCATTTCCACCAGCAAAACCTTGATTGGTAGTTCCAGTACCAGGTGTGGTTGTATTTCTATGTGCCCCAGAACCGCTGCCACCATTTGCACCATTAGGAAAGTTTTGACCGCCGCCGCCGCCAGTAGATGTAATTGTTGAAAATACTGAATCAGAACCATTTGATGATCCTGAGGCTTGTGTGCCAGCACTACCACCAGCACCAACAGTAACAGTATATGCAGTACCACTTGATAAACTTAAAGCAGTTTCTAAAGAGCCGCCGCCGCCAGTTGCAGTTACTGTGGAGCGTAATCCTCCTGCTCCACCACCACCTGCTCCATTTCCGCGAGTGCCACCACCACCTGCTACTACTAAGTAATCAGCGGTTAGATTTTGTAGAGGTGTAAATGTTCCACTTGATGTAAAGGTGTGTACCCAATGGGTTGAAGTCTTAGTAACAGTTCCACCAGTTGCTTTGGCTAATGTGTAACTAACAATAACTACACCGCTACCGCCTGCTCCGCTTGCAACGGTACTGCTGCCTAGCCCACCACCGCCACCACCTGTGTTAGCAGTTCCATTAGTAGCAGATGCTGAGGTTAAACTACCTGCGCCACCGCCTCCTGCTCCACCTGTGCCAGGAGTACCACTATCAACACCACCACCACCACCGCCACCGTATGTAACGGAAGAACCTGTAATAGATACGGCTACACCTGTTCCGCCATTGCCACCATTACTACTTGTTGCATTAGTTCCTGCTGCACCTGTTCCACCACCGCCTCCGCCACCAAAAGTGCCACTAGTTAAAAAGGCGTTGCCACCACCATAAGATTGATTTGTTGTACCAGCAGCGCCTAATCCACCGCCAGCACTTCCATAACCTCCACCGCCAGATGGAGATGCACCATTACCATTACTAGTATCTCTATTACCGCCACCGCCACCGCCAGTAGAAGTTATAGTTGAAAATACTGAGTTAGATCCTGAATTACCTCTATTATTTCCTGCGCTGGCTCCTGCTCCGCCTGCTCCAACAGTTACTGTATATGCTTGTGCTGTTAAAGATAAAGCAGTTTCAAGAGAACCACCACCACCAGTTGCAGTAACGGTTGAGCGTAGTCCTCCCGCACCGCCTCCGCCACCAAGATTAGTTCCACCACTAGCTCCACCAGCAACTACTAAGTAGTTAGCAGTAAGTGATTGAGTTGGTGTGAATGTACCTGATGAGGTAAATGTGTGAACAAAAGAATAAGTTGTTGAATCAAAAGTAATTGTGTTTCCACCTGTTGCTAAGGCAGAACCAGTATAGAAACTTCCAGATGAAGTAAAGGTATGGATTGTGTTACCACCTGATGTGGTTACAGTTCCACCGTATGCTTTTTGTGTAGTACCAGAGTAGCGAGCAATTACAATTCCTGAACCGCCTGAACCTGCTGTTCCAAATGGATTAGTTCCTGAACGACCTCCACCGCCACCGCCTGTATTAACAGTACCTGATGTTGCAGTTCCTCCTGCTGTTGAAGTACCTGCTCCACCACCACCTGAGCCACCAGCACCTGCAGTTCCTAAATTTCCAACACCGCCTCCACCACCACCGGCATAAGTTACAGATGAACCACTAATAGATGTGGCCACACCTGCTCCACCTGCTCCTGCTTGACCTGAAGTAGCAGTACCACCAACTGCACCAGCTCCGCCACCACCACCTGTTGGTCTATTATTACTTACACCTTCAATACCACCGCCACCAGCATAACCTTGGTTTGCTGTTCCCGCACCGCCTGTTGAACCACCACTATCGCCTCCTCTACCTCCACCGCCAGAGCCACCTGTTGAACCAGGATTGCCACCACCAGCACCGCCACCAGTTGATGTTATAGTTGAAAATGTTGAATTAGAGCCATTTGTTACAGATCGTATTACACCACCACCATCTTGTATCTCTCCTAATCCACCAGCACCAACTGTTACTATGTAGTTAGTATTTACAGATAAAGATAATGCGGTTTCTAAAGTTCCACCGCCACCAGTTGCGGTAACAGTAGAACGAAGTCCTCCTGCACCACCGCCTGCTCCAGAACCGCCAGCACCACCAGCGACAACTAGGTAATCAACTGATAAAGCTCTTGGGTAATTTTGTGATGCATAAATTCCAATAATAGGCATTAGGCTATATCTCCAATCGCATACCAAGAATCGGTATCTCGTTTAACTAAAGTAATAGCAGAGTATTGTGCTCTACATTTTGGAGTAGCAGCAGTAGCTCCTGTTGATACTATTGTTGTAGTACCAGATGTAACTGCATTAACTGTTACCTGTCCTGCACCTATTTGAATAAGGTTAATTTGAGTTCCGATTGGAAACGCAACAGATGCGTTAGTTGGTATTGAATAAGTCTGAGTAGAAGCATTAGATGCAGTAACTAATTTGTTATCAGCATCTGCTAATACGAATGTGTATGTGGTACCAGTTTGAGCATTAAATGCTAAAGCAGCACTAGCTGATACGGTACCGCCTGTTATACCTACTGACATTAGTTAGCCTCGCTTCCGAACGCACTAAAGGATGAAGTTCCAGTAGTTGAATAAATAGTAATAACATCTGTATTGGCTAAAGTAATTCCACCGGTATAAGTTAAGAAAGATCCACTAGGAACTTGTAACCCATAAACTATATAATGTAGATTAGCAAGAGTTGCTCCTGCTGGTCTTACTGCAATACGAATAGTATCTGCTGCACCACCTGTATTAGATACATTAAGACTAGATACAATTACAGCATTACTTGCTGTGTATAATGTAGTTGCAGTTGTAGCGCTAGGTGCTGACTGTGCTAGGACTTTATAAGTTGGCATTAGGCTAGGTCTCCGATTACTGTGAAGGTATTAGATGCTGTACAGATAACTGTGCAAGCTGAATACTGTGCTCTTAATATTGGAGCAGTTGCAGTTGCACCGGTAGATGTGATAGTTACACCAGCACCCTGTGCAAGGCTAGTTAAACCAACACCTATAGATTGAATATTAATCTGCTCACCTGCTGCAAATATTGAAGGAGGTATGGTTATAGTTACTGGGTTAGCATTTGATGAGGTGACTAACTTACCTGAATCAGCAGCAACTAAAGTATAAGTAGTTCCTGTCTGAGCATTAAGAGTAAGGTTTATCTTTGGTGAGGTAAGTGTCTTATCAGTTAATGTTTGAGTTGCTGCAACTCCCACTAAAGTATCACTTGTAGTTGGTGGTAGGCTTAAAGTATTAGTTCCAGCAACTGCTGTTGCTTGAAGTGTAGTTGTACCAGATGTTGAACCAGAAAAACCTAGGCTAGTTACTGGTGAAATACCAGCAGCAAAGGCTGTTAAGTCATCTGAGGTTAGAACGTGCTTTACTGTTGCACCTGTTGAGTGTGATACAGCAGATGATCCTGCCCTACCTCTAACTATTGTAAAGGTATCTCCTGATGGACCTGCTGTTATAAAAACAATTTCTTCATTAATAGTATCTGGATCTATTGCTACAGTGAATTGACTGTTTGCTACTACAGTAACTCCACCAAGTAAAGTGGTTGCAGTTCCAGTTGCTACCGTCATTGATGTAGTTGAGTTGTTGATACTAGATGCTAGTGTCGTCTCAACGCTTATGGAACTATATAAACGAGTTGCCATTAACCTTCCTTACCTTGTGTAGTGTATGCGAATTGGGTATTTGTCTTTTAATTTCAACGCCTCTTCGTTTAGTCTCTGTTGGTACAAAGCGAAGATATAACGAGAAGCTGAAACACCAGCAGTAGATGGAGTTTTACTATCGGCATTATCAGCCTCAGCAGATGTAAGATTAATACGACCTGCATCTAAGAATGATAGTAATTTATAAGAAGCACCAAGAGTTACTACATCCTGACAAGATTGTGGTAAGCCAGTAACATCAGCAAAGTCATCAGTATTAGCATCTAATGTATTAGCTGTAGTTGTATACCAAACCTGAACTGTTCTACCAGGTTGTACATTGTCATAAATATTTAAAGTTGAATTAGTATTAAAAGTTGCACTATTAGCCATACTATCTAAGCGCCATCTCTTTAGTGGTAACCACTCTTGGCTTGATCCAGTAGTCTGCCAAGATACATACAAGACATCCTCAACATCATCTGGTAGGGCATAGGTTGTAACGGATGCATTAAAGGTAAAGGTGTATGAAGAGATAGCCCAAAGGTTAGGATAAAGAGCATTAATAGTATCGTTGATAGCCTTCTTAATTGTAACTCTTGGGAATGTAGGAGCCAAAGTAACCTGAGCATTTACTGTATGAGGTGCTGGTGAAGTACCTTGATAACCTCTACCAAATCCTGGTATTACGTTAAGTACGCTAGTTGCCTTATCAAAAGAATCAATAAAGATAAGTTCATCATCAATTTCAATAATACCTTTAGCAAGGTTTGAGGCAGAGCCGATAGTGATAGCAGTACTGGTAGTTGTTAGACCACCTGAATTTGCTACATAACTAATACGATCTTGTCGCAAGGTGTAGCCTTGCAGGTTAGACTTTATCTCATCTACCATATCGTTAAGAGTGCTCATTCATCTTCTCTCTGTAGTGTTTTAAATTAGTTTGTAATCTTTCATCATCTGGACTAAAAGCTAATGCTTTCTCACCGTGTTCTATTGCAGTCTTCCACTCACCTAATTGCCAGGCTGCTATTGCTACTAGGTCATCTGCCATATGACTCCAAGCCCAACCTTCAGCCATAAAATCTGTTTGCTTCTCAGTTATACCTAGTGCTCTTGTTGCAGTTCTAAAGCACTCAGGCCATTGCATCTGTTGATAGTAATGATTAGCTAGTGCTAATACTGATTCTCTACTAACACATTCATCTATTGCTTTTTGTAAATGTGTTTCAGCATTATCAGGATCACACTTAGACATCATTCGCAGTGCATAAGATCTCTCTGCTTTAAATGTAGATTCTTCTAAGTATCTTTTAAAAGTTTGTAGTGCATCGTAATATCTTTGTTTGTAGTAATACTCTCTACCTAAGTAGTAAAGACTACGAGAACATTTTGGATCTTCATCTACTGCCATCTCAAGCATATCTAGATATTGTTCTCTAGACTTTTCTTTATCTTGGAAGTGATGTATTGTTAAATCTATTCTTGCTCTAACTTCAGGAATCTTATAAGGAGATACTGCCTCGTGGATTGGAAACTTCCATCTATATCCTCTACGGGCGTGGATCTTAATACCATCAAAGTTTAAATCTGGTTTACCATTTTTATCCCAACCATATACATAATTATATATTGGTCTAGTAACACCAGCCTCTTTAGCTTTAGATAAATCTTTCTTCCAACCTTTTACTAGAACCTCATCCATATCTAGTGCTATGCAGTAATCAATATACATTGGTATTGCAGCAAGGGATGCGTTACGAGCATCATCAAAGCGCCAAGGATCTACTTTAATCTTTATAACATTAATACCTAAAGACTCAGCAATTTCTACTGTCTTATCTGTTGAACCAGTATCTGCTATTAGTAAGTAGTCTGCATCTTTAGCTGACTCGTACCATCTTTTAATATGTTTCTCTTCATTTAATGCAATTGTATATACGGCAATTCTCATATTGTGAGATTCTACTACATTCCACCGAGCATAAGGATATCTGGCAGTGCAGTTGCATTTGAGCCTGTCGCACCTGTTGGACCCGTTGCTCCTGTTGATCCAGTTGCACCAGTTGGACCAGTAGCTCCAGTTGCACCATTTGCTCCAGTTGGTCCAGTAGGTCCAGTATCACCTGTTGCCCCAGTGGGTCCAGTTGCACCTGTTGCACCGGTAGCACCAGTAGATCCTGTTGCACCAGTAGGTCCTGTGCTTCCAGTTGGTCCTGTTGCACCAGTATCACCAGTTGCTCCAGTTGGTCCTGTCGGACCTGTTGGTCCAGGAACTGTACTTGCTGCACCAGTTGCACCAGTAGCACCGGTTGCACCTGTAGGACCAGTAGGTCCTGTTAATCCTGTATCACCTGTCGCTCCCGTAGAACCAGTAGCGCCTGTAGCGCCCGTAGGTCCTGTACTTCCAGTTGCTCCAGTACTTCCCGTAGCCCCAGTACTCCCAGTGGCTCCAGTGGCCCCTGTAGCCCCTGTAGACCCCGTTGCACCGGTAGCGCCTTGAGATCCTGTAGCACCTGTTGGTCCTGTTGGGCCTGTAGCGCCTGTAGAACCAGTTGGTCCTGTAGAACCAGTGGCTCCAGTAGAACCTGTAGCACCAGTCGCACCAGTTGAGCCAGTGCTACCAGTAGCACCAGTTGGACCAGTAGCTCCAGTTGCACCTGTACTACCTGTTGCACCTGTGGCACCTGTTGAACCCGTAGAACCTGTGGCACCCGTAGCACCAGTGGATCCTGTTGAACCAGTAGGACCGGTAGGTCCTGTAGCACCTTGACCACCTTGTGGTCCTTGGTCACTTGAAAAAGTTACACCAACCTGTGGTGTGATTTGTTCTATAACAATTACGGTATCAGCCATTATTGAGTCACAGCTCCCGTCACAATAAACTTACCTTCTAAATATCTTGTTATAGTTGCACCAGAATCTAATACTAGATCGTATGAGTATCTTCCTGCACCAATAGCACCAGTAGTTGTTGCATCAATAGTTACAGTTACAGTACCTGCTGCTCCACCTAAAGCCATTCTGCCATTAGCAGTACTTGCTACAACAGTTGTAGTGCTTGCACCAACAAATGGGCGTACTGTCATAACGCCTGTATACCCAGTTAAGTTTATTGCAGTATTGTTATTGCTAATAGTAAATACAAAATTAAATGTGGTAGCCTGATCGCAGACTAAATTATATTTAGCACTCAAGTTGAGATCGCTCTCAGAGCCTGTGCTGCTGGTAATCCAGTAGTAGATGCTAGATCATTACAGATACCATTGTAGTCAAGAAATGTTGCAGGATTAGTACGACCATCAATAGCGTTTAATACACCTACAGTATCTGTAAGGTTAGTAGTTACTGATCTTTGAACAGCCCATTGGCGAGCAGCAAGTGCTTCACCAACCATTGCTGAAGATGCTCGGTAGGTGCCACCATTTGCTAGGCGATTTAATTCATCTAATAATGTTGTGCCTGATACTCCTAGTGCCACTTGCTACCTCACTTCTTTTTAGATTTTTTAGCTACTGCTGCGTTATCTATTAGGTTTGGATAAGGTCTACCAGCAGCCTTAGCCTTTGCTTTAGCAGCACTCTTTTGTGCTGGCGTTAATTTCTTAGAAGTTTTATTAGGGTTCTTCTTATCCCAAAATGCTACTTTCTTTTTCATTTACAGCTACAATCCCAAGCGCGAAGCGACTTGTTTATTCTAGAGTTTGGATCTCTTGCTGTCTTAGCAGAGGTTAATTTAGATTTCATTCCACACATACGACCACAGAAAGACTTACGTCTAGCAGCAGATTTAGGTGATCTCTTAGCCTCAGCCTTTTTTACTGGAGGTTTAAGGTTCATACCTTGCGCTTTAGCAGATGCTCTGCCAGCAGCGTTTAATCCACCTTTAGGATTCTTACCTGCTTTTCTTTGCCAAGCTGGACTCTTTGCCATACTCTCCATACTTTCCTAAGATTGATCGTACAGTTCCATTCTTATTAAGACGGACAATACATCCGTCTTTAATCTGAATTGGATTAAAACCATCGTGGCGCTTGTAGGTACCGCTAGATGCCATTACTTCTTTTTCTTCTTAGACATTCCAGCTTCTGATAAGGCAATAGCAATCGCTTGCTTCTTTGACTTTACTACAGGTCCTTTTTTGCCAGAGTGAAGAGTTCCTGA